AAGACCTTTGATAGAGATAACGCCTACTTCACGGTCTGCAAGGTCAAAGTAGGATACTTTGATATCATCTTCGCCAAACGCTTTAATAGGCACACGCATATTATCACTTTCAAATACACGTTTTTCTCCGCCATTTACAGATACTTTGAAGTGTGGCTCACCTTTAAGGTCTAAGAACCCTTGACCGGCTACAGGTTGGAAGTATTCAAGTTGTTTGAATTCCACGTGGATAGTATCGCCTAAAATCTCTACTAGCTTAGCCAATACTGTATCTACGCTTGCGTCAGGCAAGTATACGTTTTTATCTTTCAAAAGTTCTGCTGCTCGTTCAGCACTACCCGCATCACCTTTAGGACCTTTTACGCTTTTGAGAAATTCGCCATCTTTCTTTAATATTTGAGCCGTCTCTTCCGCGCTACCTTTATCACCTTTAGGACCACGTAAGCTATCTAACCATGCTTGCTCATCACCTTTGAATCCATGAGCCACTGCGATAGCATAAGCAGATTTACCTAAGCCTTCCAACAATGGTAATGTTGTTTCTTTGTCAAATTTAAGTGTTAAAGTATTGTTTGTTTCAGCCATGATAAGTTACCTCCCCTTTAATCATGCATTGAAATATCCGGTACGATCGTAATCGTACCTTGACCAATCTTCAGCCAGTGTTCATCGTTATAAAGGAATGCGTCGTAGATATAATCGCCGCCCTTTATTTTCTTTTCCGCTGACTCTTGGCCAGAAATAAAAAACCTTACCTGTTTTGACTCTACCACAGACTGCAACTCTAATATCATATTGTCATAGGGGCGCTTGCGAATTTTACAAGCGCCTTTGTATTGACTTAACGTCATATCGCTATCTGGCGGTACAACATAACTGATACTAAAGTCTTGCCCTGCGTGGAGTGTTAAATCTTGTTCGACCATATATCCTCCTTATTGTCGTCTAATCTATGGTTTGTAACACTACTTTTTACCAATGACGAGAACGTATAGTTCCCCAAAGGAGATATGTTTATGATAGCCGTTATCGTCTCGATTGCTGAAATAACTATACCATATCGATTGGCAAACAGCCTCGCGACCATTTAGTCCAATGGTTGGCTTAGTATCGTGATATCCGCTCGATATATTAGACTGGAAATACATTGTGCAATAATCAATCCTTCGCCCATTAGCGTTATCCCATTTTTCTCGACCAACTCTAGTACCTCCTGTTACATCACTATAATCTTCTGTCATTTTATAACCAACAGGAATAAACGTACATTGACCTTCGCTAAACCCTTCTGGTAGTGGACACCAGTCACCATGACGTACTTTGTAGATTTGTACGTCAATGTTTCTGATTTTGAACCCAGCTTGCATAATGGATTGAGCGTCAATGCGTGAGCCTGTGATATTAGCCCCTACGATGTTACCGTTAGCGTCTACTTTGAATGTGCCGGTTTTATTTTGGATCGTACCGCCGATAATCTTACCGCCTGTTACTTCGCCCAGGTTAGCTGAGATAGCACTTAGGGAGCTAACATTTAACTTATCCGCAGTTACTGCTTTAGCAGATAACATCTTATTGGTAATGATGTTATTGTCAAACAGAGCGTCACCGGTTACGTGTAATAACCGACCGTCAATCCTAGTTCCGCCTGTGTATTGAGTAATGGCACTCATGACTTTATCACCGGTAATAACCTGTGATTTAATCGCATTATCTAGCTGAGTAATGCGTGTAGCCATACCACTTGTAGCGTTGGTTACCTTAGAGTCAATACTACCGGCTAGTTGAGTGATTGAGCTCCTAACATCATCTAGGCTGTTATCGTATTCATCGACTGCGAATACTTCAATTTTATAAATAACGGCTATAAAATTTGGATTATTAAATGTGTTGCTATTGTTTTTGAAATACACATATCCACAATCACGACCATCTTTATTTTTTACATCCCATTCGTTTCCATATTTCCAATAAAATATGTACTCCTCAGGTTTATCAGTACCTTGGTTAGAAGTTAAAAATCCTGCTGAAGTACTGCCTTTACCTAGATGATTGTTATTTAAATGTATCGTCATATCTGGCTTAACTTTTGCCAGCATGCGGACAATATAAGTGTTATTTAACTGACCCTCTAAAGGCTTATTTTTAGGTAAGATTTTGATACCGCCAAATCCGATTGATGTATACTTTGTATCCCCTGATGCCACGAATACACATTGTCCGCCAGTAATTGGGTCATGGTATTCTGGATAAGGTCTTTGCTTTTTGATTGTGATTTGTTGCCCATCTTTTGTATATGGAGCAATCTCTAACTCAGATTTAAAGATTGGATCACGCATAAGTTGTGGTGCATGACTCATAGCTTGTACTGCCTTAGCGTACTGATTACTAGACTTATCTAGTTCATTAATACGTCTATCGATATCGGCGAGGCCTAACGCTTCTGCATTAATTAACGAAGGGTCGATACTAGCCGGTACAGAGCTACCAATAATATTGGAGTATGTACCTTCGCCGAATACATCAACATAAGCAACTTTTACATCAAATACACCTGGGTCATGCGGAATCATATTTACGTTGGTAGTAACGAAATACTTCTCTGTGCCAATGTAAATGTTAGCGCCTATACAAGTATCCGGCATACTATCAAAGACCACGCTAACGCCAGTAATATTACCTTTTACTTTGACATTCGTCGGAGCTTTAGGAACTACTGCGTTATAGTCAAGTCTAAGAGCCGGACCATACCCTTTAACAGGATTGTGCGCGTAAACGAATACCGCACCTCTACGAGCCGATAACTTAATTTCAGAGCGGATATCTGTAGTCTTGGCTAGCATATTATTAGCTTGGCCAACATTACTATCAAGTCGAACTTCGTAGTAATCGATGTAGGTATTCTCTACTGGGTCCCATGCAGCAACGATCGTCTTACTGATTGTTACCTCACCGCGAGCCGGTGCTTTAGGTGTAGCCACACTCTCAGCGGACACGCTTGCCGTGATTCGAGCCTCAGCCTTTCCACTTTCATTACCCGACGTATCAATAGCCGATAGCTTGAATTGGTAATTACCAGTATTAGGAATGAAGTACGAGTAAGATGTACCGCCTATATGCTTAATTAACACTACATCGTTACCGTCATATAGTGTGTATCCATGTAGGTCAGCCTCTGTATTAGGTTCCCATGATAAGTGAAGTACGCTACTATTTACTGCGTCCTGCGTTACCTTAAAGCCTTTAGGTGTAGCCGGTGGTATTTCCTTACCACTCACATACACTGCACGCTCCACACCTTCATACGCAGCACCAGTATTATTTGTGCATACAATCTTAACGTCGTAGTTAACGTCAGTTGCTACACTTGGAATAGTCACGCTAGTAGCACTACCATCTAATACTTTGAACTGTTGCCACTCCTTTGCAGTTACAGGCTTGTAATACACGATGATATTTTTGGCCACTTTGCCCCTTGGCAGTTGCCAAGTACCGTTGATATCACAGAGAACAGTACCGTCTTTTAATGTCTTAATATCAGCAATTAAGACCAAGTTAATAACCTTAATCACGTCAGACTTCGTTGTGTAGTCTATGATTGGTACTGATCCATCATCACCGGCGTACAACTCAGGGTAGTATTCAATACAGGATATCTTACGTGTCATTTCAGAATTAGACTTGCTAATGGATAATACCCTAAACGGTTTAGCTTCTTTTGTAGCTTCACCGTAGGTATATAAATCGTCGGTCTGAATAACCGCATTACTAGCAAGCGTTAAGGTCTTACCGGTTACACCAGTTACGTCGTAAGACTCTAAAGCATCCGTTTTAGCGTTACGCACCATGAGCCTATAAGTCTTACCTTGCTCAAAAGTAACCTCTCTATCAAGGATTACTTTATTACCTGTGGCAGACTCTACACGACCACCTTGTCCCCAGTCGGTCACATCGTGTTGTAGTAGGATTACGTCCCCTATCGTACACGCTATGGCGTCTGTGAAAGCCTCGAAGGTACAAGTTCGCACCTCATACTTATTCGCTCTTAGGTAATGTTTAGCGTAATTGTAAGCTTGGTCTACATCCACACACCCCATAAGCTCGACTTGCGCCGGACTAGTGAGGGATGTAGTCACGTCATATTCTTCACTGAATACAGGAAGCACGTCACGCTCATAGTCTTTAGCTTTATTAAGGAAAGATACCTCGATAGCGTTTGCCCTAGATGATGTAGCTTGGAACTCTTCCATGAATGAGTCCATCTTGATATTACCTACAGTGAATAGCTGAGTAGGTGTAGCAACATAGTCATAAATACAACTAAACCGAGTACCTAAAGGTATTACCTTACCTCTACCTACGTTCTCAGCGTATTTAAGCGCATCCCATACTTGGCTAGCATTGTCGTAAATGTAGTTAAATGTAATATGTTTCTCGTCGCACTTATCAGCCCACGCCTTAAATGCGTCATATACAAAGCGTTCACGAGGAGCACCTTTGACTACATATTCATCACCAATCTTACGGCAATGATGAAGGATATCGTAGCAAGCCCATGCAGGGTTATTCGCCGGCTTAGACTCATACGCTCCAGTGTAGGTATTAAATACCCATACTGTTTTACGTTCTTGTATCCATGTTACGTTTGGATCATTACCATTTAATTGGTCAGTAGCCAATGCTTTGATACCGATGAGCACCTTACCAGGATGAATAAAGTCGTCATATACAATCTGAGTTAACTGTGACCAATATACTTTGTTCACATGGCGGTTAGAGTTACCGTCCTTATGTGCACATCGCATACGGACTTCATATTGTCCTGGTTCCTTTACATCGAACCGGAACACACGATAGATGGCTTTATTTGAACTATCCTTAATAACGCCAGTATATTGGCTATTATCGATAGACGTTCTTGAATGACTGTTCCGTTTAAACCAACGATTATCTGTCTTTTCAAGCATGGCACTTTGGCCACCATTGTTACTAATCGGTAATGGTATCCACTCTGCAGAACCAACTTTACGATAGCCACCTTCAATAGTGACCGAGGTTTCACTTAATCCGCCCTGGTCGTTTGAATAATACAAACCATTAGGTAGTGATATAGTAACCTCTAACGCAGTAGATAAGTTACCTTGCGTTTGATGAATTGACCAGTCGTTAGTAAGCTCATACGTTAATGGTTGGTCAGCATAGTTATCATTGAAGTTAGAGATAATCTCTTGGTCATTTGTGCCAAGTCTTACATCGAGTTGAACTTCCTTATAGTTACCGATGGGGTTACCATTTAATTTAACGTCCGTTATAGCGGAAATAGGTCCTTCCCCGGCACAGTATAATAGGTTAAGATATTGCTTTTCACCGTCGCTCGTCACATGGCGAGATATAAGCATACCCGCACTTTTACACTTACCGTAGGTAATAGCTAAAGGATGACCTTGGCCAATAACAGTTTGTGCCCCTTGCCACCCATAAGTAGCAGATTGCTCGGTATTAGAGCTATCTGTCTTAGGTGCAGCTATTTTAGATATGATCGCGTTACCAATCATACCTATAGCCATTGCGGCGAGAGTACGACCTAACACGCTTGTAATACCGAATATCGCACCGGAGGCAATGCCCGCAGTCGCTATCGATAAACCAATAGATAACAATATAGCGAATGCCTGCTTTTCAAGTTTAGGCAATATCACTACATAGGCTTCGTCTGTAGGTGATGCGGTATCATCTACTAACTCACCATTAATGGAGTACACCCATTCACCTGGTTCAGTGAAATATTGGTTAAGCTTTTTACCTTCAACAAAAGGCACAAGAGTCTCTTGTCTAGTGGTAAGGTCGAATGGGTTTCGAGCAATTACTAATCTAATCATTTTGAGCCA